CTGGGATTATTAAACAATGGCGGGACTTGTAGAAATAGAAGATGAGATTGTAGTAAACATATGCCCTGACAAAACCGAAGGAGATGTCAGGTTATACTTTGACTTACCCATACAGTTCCCTAAGCAACCAGCCAAGAAAGATATACTTTTTAATAATTTAAAAAAGGAAGATCAAAGATGGGTGAGAGAGGGGCTTCCTGATGATCTCAAAAAGATCCGGTCGATGGAAGAGTGGCTGGGAATGCCAGAGTCATTTAGGAAAAAGTTTACACCCTATATAAGTCAAGAATTTAAAAGACGTAGAAATGGAGTATGGTTTTACAACAACGGGGTACCTACCTATATCACAGGTAACCATTACTTCTTCTTACAGTGGTGTAAGATCGATATTGGATACCCATCGTTCCTTGACTTTCAAAGGAAACTATTCATACATCTTGAGGCGTGTATAAAGGACCCAAGAAGTGTTGGACAGATCTACGTGAAGTGTCGTCGTTCTGGATACACAAATATGTCTGCGTCTATACTTGTTAACGAAGGCACTCAGGTAAAAGAAAAACTACTGGGCATCATGTCGAAGACAGGAACAGATGCACAAGAAAATATATTCATGAAGAAGGTGGTGCCTATGTACAAGTCACTGCCTTTTTTCTTTAAGCCTATACAAGACGGTACTACCAACCCCCGTATGGAACTCGCATTTCGTGAGCCTTCAAAAAGAATCACGAAGAAAAATAAGACCGCTTCTTCTGGTGAGGCACTCAATACAATTGTAAACTGGAAGAATACTACGACTAACGCATATGATGGGGAGAAACTACATATGTTATATCTGGATGAAGCAGGTAAATGGGAAAAAGGGAACGACATAAGAGAGGCTTGGAGGATACAGCGTACTTGTTTGTTAGTTGGACGTAGAATCGTAGGGAAGGCTCTTGTTGGTAGCACTGTCAATCCACTGGATAGAGGTGGCAAACAGTTTAGGGATTTGTATGGTGCAAGCGATCCAAGAGAAAGAAACGACAACGGTCGAACACGCAGTGGACTGTACTCTGTCTTTATACCGTCTTACGATGCACTTGAAGGCTTCTTTGATAAGTATGGGATGCCAGTGGTCGAAGACCCAGAGAAAACGGTTTATACGGAGTTTGAAGAGCCTATATCTATAGGAGCAAAGACTTACTTAAAGAATGAGCGTAAAGCATTGGTAAACGATTCTTATGAACTTAATGAGGTAATACGCCAGTTCCCGTTCACTGAAGCAGAGGCATTTAGAGACAGCGCCAAAGCATCCCTGTTCAACGTACAAAAGATTTATGAACAGATAGAATACAATGATGATCTATATCCTTCTCCAATTGTAGTAGGAAACTTTGTTTGGTCTGGAGGTAAGCAGGACACAGAAGTTATGTTTAAGCCTGATCCAAATGGAAGATGGCGTGTAGCATGGATGCCTCCTTCTGATTTGAGAAACAAACCCAAACCTGAAAATGCCTGGATAGGTTGTGCTGGTGTGGATAGTTATGATATTGATGCAACAGTAGACGGAAGAGGATCAAAGGGCGCATGTCACTTCTACAACAAATTCAACATGGGTCACCCATCAAATATGTTTGTCGCTGAATACGCATCACGACCACCTCTTGCTAAAATATTTTATGAGGATGTTTTGATGGCTGCTAAGTTTTACGGTTACCCTGTGTTAATTGAAAACAATAAGTACGGCATCGCAAGGTACTTTGAGACAAGGGGTTACGACCACTTCTTAATGGAAAGACCAGAACACTTAGGCTCTAAATTCCAAAGCACTAAAACTAAAACAAAAGGTATACCATCGAATTCAAAAGATGTCATACAGGCTCATGCTCAAGCAATAGAGGCTTACATCCATGATCATGTTGGACTAAATGAGGACACACTTGAATTTGGAAAAATGTATTTTGAAAGAACCCTTGAAGACTGGGTTAATTTTAAGATAGACGACAGAACCAAATATGACCTTTCTATATCAAGTGGTTTGGCATTGCTTGCTGCTCAAGGACATAAGCCTGTGAAAGTTAAAAGTGATTTCGAAAAGAAGCAGTTCTTTAGGAAAGGTCAGATAATTATACGAAAATAATAAGAAGTATATTTGCATAAGTAGCAATCTCAAGTATGGATAACCAATATAAATCAGGACAGTCTTCCTTTCCAGATGCTTTAGCAAGCACAGAGGAGAAGATGTGTATGCCTTATGGCTTGCAATACGCAAAGGCCATGTTCGCTCAATGGGTTGGGAGTGACTATCAAAATTCATTGTACGGTAGAAGAAATACAGAAATGGAACGCTGTAGAGATTATGCCCAGGGAACTCAAGACACGTCTATATACAGACAGATTCTAAATTCTCTTGATCCTAATAATGGAGACGGAACACTGCTAACTCTTGATTACACGCCTGTTCCGATTGTACCAAAGTTTGTAAAGATTGTTGTAAACAAGATATTATCTAAAGAACCGTATCCACAGATACAGGCAATAGATCCTCTATCAAGATCAGAAAAAGATAAAAAGAAAGCCTCTACTATTTTACGTATCGAAAACCGTAACATAATAGAAGAAGCCAAAGCACTTGGTTTAAATGTTTCAATAGATCCAAACGAACTACCGGAAACACCAGAGGAAACAGAAATATTTCTTGATACAAATATTAAAACAGACGCTGAGATATCTGCACAGATTGCTACTGAACTGACTCTCAAGTGGAATAATTTTAATGAATCTATATATCGCCGTTGTGTTGAAGACTTGGCCACTCTTGGTATGGCTGTGGCTAAACGTACTAATGATCCTAACTATGGCATCAAAGAAGAGTATGTTGATCCAAAACGATTTGTACATAATTATACTGATGATCCGAACTTTGGTGACCTGACATATGCTGGACATTTCAAGTTCATAACCATAATGGAACTCAAGCGTATTGCTGGTGATCAGTTTACTGAAGCACAATACGAACAGATTGCAAAGACAGTAATGAACAAGTACGGAAACAATCCGACTCAATTTAGTTCTGCTGGCTATACATATGATCGTCCAGGTACACGTTACCGTCAGGGATACGATGAGTACAAGGTTGAAGTTATGGACTTTGAGTTCATGTCTGTCGACAACATTATATACGAGAAGAAAGAATCTGCTTATGGAAACATAGGCTTTTATTACAAAGGGACAGAGTACAATGCCCCTCAGCAATCTGTATACGATCGAGAAGCAATGTACATGAGTAACGCTACTGTATACGGAGGTACTTACATTGTGGGTACAGAGTTAATGTTTGACTACGGTCCTAAGAAAAACATACCGAAGAACGTACACGATATCTCCCGTGCTACATTGTCATACAGCGCCATTGCAACAAACATTAGAGGAATGATTCCTAAGTCAATGGTTTCCTCTGTTATTGGGTTTGCTGATATGTTACAAATCACACACCTCAAGATTCAACAATCTATTGCTAAGGCAAAGCCTGATGGTTTGATCATAGATATTGAGGGATTAGAGAATGTACAACTTGGTAGAGGCGGAGAACTTCAGCCGTTAGAGATTCAAGACATATACGAACAAACTGGTATCTTCTATTACAGAAGTAAAAATCCAGAAGGTGGTTTCCAAAACCCACCGGTTCGAGAAATAGGAAATGCTATCAGAAACATCACAGAATTGGTTGCGATATACAATCACTATCTAAGGATGATTAGAGACGCCACAGGGATCAATGAGGTCATGGATGGAACATCACCTAAAGGAGATGCTCTTGTAGGCGTTAGACAGCAGCAAATAGCCGCAGGTAACAATGCTATATATGATATTACTAACGCTGCTATGGTACTTTACAAAAAGGTTTGTGAAGACGTTGTGAAATGTTTACAGATTATACCGCCAAAAAGTATTCTTTATAAAGCGTATACCAACGCTATTGGAGAAACAAACATGGCTGTAATAACATCGTTTGATAATCTATCTATGTACAACTTCGGAGTAATGGTTGTTACAGAAATGAACGAGATGGACAAAGCCTACTTAGAACAAAACATTCAAGTAGCACTTGCTCAAAAAGAAATTGATCTTGAAGACGCTATTGCTATCAGACAAATCAAAGATGTTGAGCAAGCAGAAAGATTATTAGTTGTTCGTCGCAAGAAGCGCATGAAGCAGCAACAACAAATGGCGGCTCAAAATATGCAGATGCAAGCGCAGGCAAATGCTGAGTCATCACAAGTTGCTGGTCAGATTGAAATGCAGAAAAAACAAATGGAGGCTCAGATAGAAGCACAGCGCATTCAATTAGAGACACAAGCAAAAGCACAACTCTTAGAACTTGAGTATCAATACAAGATTCAATTAGAAAACATAAAAGGTGAGTACGGTATTGTTGAACAACAAATTGAGAGTGGGGTAAAGCAACAAGAACAAGCAGAATCAGAGAATCGTAAAGACGCTCGTATAGACAAGCAGGCTGCTGCTCAAAGTAAATTAATTGCTCAACGTCAAGGAGAAAGGCCCCCAATGGAAGAAGAAGTAATAACAAACTTAACCCTATCGTAATATGGCTTGCGGATGCTCAAATAGTCCATGTTCATGTCCTAACCCGACAAACTTAAATATGAACAACGCTGCACAGTTAAATATCTGTACGCGTCGTGGAGACACGTTTATCTTAAACTCTGTTGTAGCATCCTCGAATGGTGTGAAGTTAGATCTTACTCTATACTCTTTTAAAATGGAAGTTAGAGAATATGACAATGGACCACTGGTTATAGCCGATACCGATATAAGTGCTACTGGAGATATCAATGGAAATCTCGTAGTAACAATAACAGCGGCTAATATGCAGGTACCAGCAGGTACATATGTATATGGCTTTCAATCAACACTTACATCTGCCGGCACTGTTGAGACTTGGTTCTATGGAACCTTTGAAGTAGTGCAGGACATCGTAACATAAATTTCAGAATAACCCCTAATGGCTGAAGTAGAAATCATAGTAATAGAAGCAGGCGGACTTGTTTTCGATATAACACTTCCTCCTCAAACAACAGCGGTAATAACTCCTGGTAGTGTTACCCAACTTGTTGGTGCCAAAGGAGACAAGGGACAAAAGGGCCAGAAGGGTGAAATAGGTCTTAAAGGTTCTAAAGGGGAAATAGGTGTTAAGGGGGATACTGGATCAAAAGGTGAAGTAGGAGAAAAGGGTACTACTGGTGAGAAAGGCATCACTGGAGATAAAGGTATTACTGGCGACAAAGGAGAAGTAGGTGAGAAAGGAGATAAAGGGGAAATAGGCGTTAAGGGTGATACCGGTGAGAAAGGTATTACTGGAGACAAAGGTATTACTGGTGATAAGGGTCAAAAAGGTGAGATAGGAGTCAAGGGCGACCAAGGAGAAAAAGGAGATACTGGAGACAAGGGAGATACTGGTGATAAAGGTATTACCGGAGATAAGGGAGAAAAAGGTATTGACGGTACTAAGGGTGATACCGGAGATAAAGGCGAGAAAGGTATTAACGGTACCAAAGGAGATACTGGTGACAAGGGAGAAAAGGGTATTGACGGTGATAAAGGAGATACTGGAGATAAGGGTCAAAAGGGTATCGACGGTACTAAAGGAGATACTGGAGATAAAGGTGAAAAAGGAATTGATGGTACTAAGGGAGATACGGGAGACAAGGGTACTACTGGTGACAAAGGTCAAAAGGGTGAGATAGGAGTTAAGGGTGACGAAGGAGAAAAAGGAGATAAGGGTGATACTGGCGATAAGGGTATTACCGGAGACAAGGGTATCACTGGAGACAAGGGTCAAAAGGGTGAGATAGGCATTAAAGGAGATACCGGTGATAAGGGAGAGAAGGGTATTGACGGCGATAAAGGTGATACCGGAGACAAAGGGCAAAAAGGTATTGATGGTACTAAAGGTGATGCTGGAGATAAAGGCGAGAAAGGAACTGATGGTACTAAAGGAGACAAAGGTCAGAAAGGTGTTGAGGGTTCTCAATGGACATCATCCGCTGGTGCGCCAACTGCATCTGGTAGAAATGTAGATGACCAATACCTTAACACTACAAATGGCGATGTATACGAATGGGACGGTTCTGCTTGGCAGTTAACTGGAAACATTAATGGGCCACAGGGTGATCAAGGAGAAAAAGGAGCCACTGGGGATAAGGGTCAGAAAGGAACTACTGGCGACAAAGGTGACACTGGTGACAAAGGAACTAAGGGTGAACTTGGAGACAAAGGAGATAGAGGTCCTAAAGGACTAAAGGGAGAAGAGGGGTCTCAGTGGACGTCATCGGGGGGTGTACCAACTGGTTCGGCAGATGAAGGAGATCAATATCTTGACACTGATAATGGTGACGTATATGAGTATAAATCAGGAGCATGGGTTAATACTGGAAACATACAAGGTCCTGCTGGTAATAAAGGCCAAACCGGAGATAAAGGCCAAACCGGAGATAAGGGTATTACCGGAGATAAAGGTACTACAGGAGATAAAGGTACTACCGGGGATAAAGGTGAAACTGGTTCTAAAGGTGACAAAGGTCAAAAAGGTGACAAGGGTGAAAAAGGTGTTGAAGGATCTCAATGGACATCAGCAGCGGGCACACCAACAACAGCGGGCACTAATAGGGATGACCAATACTTGGACACAAACACTGGTGAAGTTTACGAGTGGAACGGTAGTGCTTGGGTTAGCACAGGTAATATACAAGGTCCGAAAGGAACTGCTGGCGACAAGGGAACTACCGGAGACAAGGGTGATACGGGAGAAAAAGGAACCACAGGCGACAAGGGTGATAAAGGTCAGAAAGGTGTTGAAGGCTCTCAGTGGACGTCAGCACCAGGAGTGCCTACAACCCCTGGTGTAAACGCAGGTGACCAATACTTAAACACGGATGATGGAGAGGTATATGAGTGGAGTGGTTCTGCGTGGGCTTCCACTGGTAATATTGAAGGCCCGCAAGGTACAAAAGGAGAAAAGGGACAGAAGGGTCAGACAGGAGATAAAGGACAAAAGGGTGTCGACGGTGACAAAGGAACCAAGGGTGAAGTAGGGCAAAAAGGTCAGACTGGAGATAAGGGAACCAAGGGTGAAGTAGGACAAAAAGGTCAGACCGGAGACAAAGGTGAGAAAGGACAAAAGGGTGAGTTAGGACAAAAGGGCGCTACTGGGGACAAGGGTGATAAAGGTCAGAAAGGCGTAGAAGGTTCTCAATGGACATCAGCCGCTGGTGCCCCTACAACAGCGGGCACTAACAGAGATGATCAGTATCTTGATACAAACACTGGTGAAGTATATGAATGGGACGGTAGTCAGTGGAATTCTACGGGTAACATTATGGGGCCTAAAGGAACTGCTGGTGATAAGGGGCAAAAAGGAGAGGTAGGACAAAAAGGTCAGACAGGAGATAAAGGAGATAAAGGACAAAAAGGGGTTGAGGGTTCTCAATGGACTTCGGCTTCTGGCGCGCCAACTACACCTGGAACTAACGTAGATGATCAGTACCTTGATACAGATAATGGAAATGTATACGAGTGGGACGGTAGTCAGTGGCAACTTACCGGGAACATCCAAGGGCCGCAGGGCGCTAAGGGAGAGAAGGGTCAAAAAGGAGATACTGGTCAGAAAGGAACTACTGGAGACAAAGGTGAAAAAGGTCAGAAGGGTACCACAGGCGATAAAGGACAAAAGGGAGAAGTAGGTCAGAAGGGAACTACTGGTGATAAAGGTGAGAAGGGCCAAAAGGGAATCACTGGAGATAAAGGTATTACTGGAGATAAAGGTCAGACTGGACAGAAGGGTCAGACTGGAGATAAAGGAGATAAAGGTCAGAAAGGTGTAGAAGGTTCACAGTGGACTTCGGCTGCTGGTGCGCCTACAACAGCAGGTACTAATAGAGATGATCAGTACTTAGATACTAATACGGGTGAAGTTTACGAGTGGGATGGTAGTCAGTGGAATTCTACCGGTAATATATTAGGGCCAAAAGGTGCTAAAGGTGAGGTAGGGCAAAAAGGTCAGACTGGGGACAAAGGTATTACTGGAGCCAAAGGGATTACAGGTGACAAAGGCGATAAGGGACAAAAAGGTGAAGTCGGACAAAAAGGTCAGACAGGAGATAAAGGAACTACGGGTAACAAGGGAGATAAAGGTCAAAAGGGAGTCGAAGGTTCACAGTGGACTTCGGCTTCTGGTGCACCAACTGTATCTGGAACCAATGTAGACGACCAATATTTAGATACTGATAATGGTAATGTTTATGAATGGGATGGCTCGCAATGGCAATTAACCGGAAACATTGAGGGGCCGCAAGGTGCTAAAGGTCAGACTGGACAAAAAGGCGTTAAGGGCGATACCGGTCAGAAAGGTATTGATGGCGTCAAAGGTCAGAAAGGTGAGGTAGGACAAAAAGGCCAGGCTGGTGATAAGGGACAAAAAGGAGAGGTAGGACAAAAAGGTCAGACTGGTCAGAAAGGAACTACTGGTGATAAGGGTATTACGGGAGACAAAGGTCAGACTGGGCAGAAGGGTACTGCTGGTAATAAAGGTGACAAAGGACAAAAAGGTGTTGAGGGTTCCCAGTGGGAGTCTGCGGCTGGCACACCAACAACAGCGGGCACCAATAGAGACGATCAATACTTAGACACGAATACAGGTGAGGTATACGAGTGGGATGGTTCTGCTTGGGTTTCTACCGGTAATATCCAGGGGCCAAAAGGCGCTAAAGGTGAGGTAGGGCAAAAAGGTCAGACTGGTACAGCAGTAAAAGGACAGAAAGGAGAAGCGGGAGACAAAGGCGCACAAGGTGCTTCTATAAAAGGACAGAAAGGAGAAGTAGGACAGAAAGGAACTACTGGTGCTTCGGTCAAGGGGCAGAAAGGTGAGGTTGGTCAGAAAGGTCAGACTGGTGCTTCAGTCAAAGGACAGAAAGGTGAGGTAGGCCAAAAAGGAACTACGGGCACTTCAGTCAAAGGACAAAAAGGTGAGGCAGGACAGAAGGGTGCTACTGGAGCCAGTGTCAAAGGGCAGAAAGGTGAAGTAGGGCAAAAAGGTCAGACAGGTCAGAAAGGAACTACGGGTGCTTCAGTCAAAGGCCAGAAGGGTGTAGAAGGTTCCCAGTGGGAGTCTGCTGCTGGTACACCTTCAGCAGCGCCGTCTAATAGAGATGACCAATACTTGGACACAAACACTGGTGAGGTTTATCAGTGGAATGGTTCTGCTTGGATTTCTACTGGAAATATTCAAGGGCCACAAGGCGCTTCTATTAAAGGACAAAAGGGCGCGCAAGGAAACTCTGTTAAGGGACAAAAAGGTGAGGTAGGACAGAAAGGTGCTACTGGTACAGCAGTAAAAGGCCAGAAGGGTGAAGTAGGACAAAAAGGTCAGACTGGTGCTTCGGTAAAAGGACAAAAGGGCGAGGCAGGAGATAAGGGTGCAACTGGTACAGCGGTTAAAGGTCAGAAGGGTGAGGCAGGAGATAAGGGTGCAACTGGTTCTTCGGTTAAAGGACAGAAAGGTGAAGTAGGACAGAAGGGTCAGCAAGGCGCAAGTGTTAAAGGACAAAAAGGAGAAGTAGGACAGAAGGGAGCAACTGGTACAGCGGTTAAAGGTCAGAAAGGGGAAGCAGGACAAAAGGGTGCAACTGGTACAGCGGTTAAAGGTCAAAAAGGAGAAGTAGGTCAAAAGGGTACTGCTGGTACTTCCGTCAAAGGACAAAAGGGTGAGGCTGGACAAAAAGGTCAGAAAGGCGTTGAGGGTTCTCAGTGGGAGTCTGCTGCTGGTACACCTTCAGCAGCGCCGTCCAATAGAGACGATCAATACCTTGATACAACTACAGGCGAAGTTTACCAGTGGAATGGCTCGCAATGGCTTTCAACTGGTAATATTCAAGGGCCACAGGGTTCTTCTATTAAAGGACAAAAGGGTGCCCAGGGCGCAAGTGTCAAAGGACAGAAAGGTGCGGCTGGGGCCTCGGTAAAAGGACAAAAGGGCGAAGCAGGAGCCAAGGGCGCTACAGGTTCTTCCGTCAAAGGACAGAAGGGTGAGGCTGGTGTTTCAGTAAAAGGACAGAAGGGTGCGGCTGGGGCCTCGGTAAAGGGCCAGAAAGGTGAGGTAGGACAAAAGGGAGCCACCGGTTCTTCTGTTAAAGGACAGAAGGGTGCGGCTGGAGCCAGTGTCAAAGGGCAGAAAGGTGAAGTCGGTCAGAAAGGTCAGACAGGAACTACGGGTACTTCAATCAAAGGCCAGAAGGGTGTAGCAGGATCAAAAGGATCTACTGGTTCGTCTGGTACGGCATACCTTCCGTTTAGTGGACTTGCTCAACAAAGCCAGACTTTCACAGCGGGTGGGCAACAGGTTGGAATGGGTCAAACCACTGCTGGAGACAACATAAGTCTTAGCAGTAATCTATTTACATTCAGTGCTACAGGATGGTATCAAATTAGTTACTCTATTACATTGAGAAGTCTTTTTGCTGGCAGATCTTGTGCTGGTTTTGTTTGGAGAAATACCACCACTGGATCAGTACCTGGAGGTACGTCTATGGAGTACTTTAGATATAATAGTTACGGTGAAGAGAATGCACTTGTAGCAACATGTATATTTAATGTTACTAACACCTCACACCAATATGATATATCTACTTTACTTCTATCCGGTACTATGAATCATCAAATATTGTTTAGTGATCATTACAGAGGTGTACAAATAATTAGACTTAGATAGAAATGGCAGTTATCGAAAAATACTATATCGAAGATTTGAGTAATGGATTTGTATTATATCCAGATGGCACTCCAGACTATTACACAACAGTAGAAAATCCAGTGTTTCTTTCTGGACTCTGGCAAATATGGACGGTCAGCGCAAGAAAATTTGACACAAGGGCGGCTGCTTTATCTCACATATCTGAATTACAAGAGGGACAGTACAGAGTCTATTCGAGAATTGTAAAGACGAATTAGATAATGTATCTTTAGTGATGCAATAGTTAATTTAATTGTATCAACAAATGGTCATTGTATTCCACGCAGGATATTATGCAAGTGCTTGGAACCCCTATTATAACTCTGAAGGAATAGGAGGAACAGAGCAATGTATAATGGGTTTATCAAGGTCGCTTGCTCTACAAGGCCATAGTGTTTTTGTAGTAGGTCAAGTCAAACCTGTCTCTGATAAATACCCAAACAGCGGATCCCTTAATTATGTAGATCTAAAAAACATAAGTGAGATCCCAGAGATAGATATACTTATCGGCGTATCATATATCCACTACTTAAAATACTATAATCTAAAGCCACAGACTAAGAAGATATTCTGGTTACACAATGAACATCCCCACTACTGGTATAAGGGCCAGCGTATGTCTGATGTAGATATAAAAGATGTTTATCTAAACACAGACACAATTGTTTGCCTTACCAATTGGCATAAAGAATACTTTATTAGGAATGAAGCGCCTGCTTATTTTTCAGAAGATAAAGTAAAAGTAATTGGTAACGGCCTTGACACATCGCTGTTTGAACCTGTCACCATTAAGAAGAAAGATTCTTATATATACACATCGCATCCCGAACGAGGACTCGATGCAGTAATTAGTGATATTGAAAAAGGATACCTTGATGGTACTCTTGATATATGTACACCTGGTTATGGTTTGGAGTACTACAATCAAAACTTTTCTGATCGTGTATCTAAATTAGAAGGCGTTACTTTTCATGGCAGCCTTTCAAATAAAGAGTTGTATAAACTAATGTCTAAGTGTGAGAGTTGGTATTACCCTACTACATACAATGAAACTTATTGCTTAACAGCGATCGAGATGTTGGGACATCATGTAAGACCTTTGGTAAATCCTATTGCTGGTCTTAAAGAAACTTTAAATAAGTTTAGCAAGCATATAACAGATTGGTCTAAGGTTGATGAATATGTTAAGTCTCGTGACTGGAAGTTAGTAGCAAAAGAATGGGAAATTTTATTTAATGAAAAAGAAAGCGTTATGATTCAAAAAGTCTATGTAATATCCATGGATACCTCTGACAAAAAGTTAAAAGAGTATAAAGGAAGACTAAGGGAAGCAGGCATTGATTGTGACGTAGTTATAGTACCAGGTGTAGATGCGAGATCTTTTAAAGATTATAAATGGTCTCCACACGATTCATGGGCTATGGACAGTGATAATAAATGGTGGAACCAACCAGTAACAGTTGGTGAAATGGGTTGTGGTTTAGCGCATTTAAATACCTGGAAAAAAATTGTACAGGATCAAACAGAGGTTGCTTTAATATGTGAGGAAGACTTCTTCTTTAAAGGTAAAATAGATTACTCAATCATTCCAGATCCAAGCACATGGGATATGCTTTACTTAGGGCGCAGAGCAATGGCTCCAGATAGAGAGGATTACGGAGATATTGTAGTTCCTGGATACTCTTATAACTTACATGCTTATATGGTTACTCAAGCCGGTGCATTATCTTTTACTCAGCATAACTTTCAGGAGTATATAACAGCGGCAGATGAATTTGTGCCTGCTACTTATTGTGTCCATCCACGAGGTGATTGGGATTGGGTAACCAGAGACACTCGTGCACTTGCATTAAAAGAAGACATTGCTTTCCAATCATCTAACGATAACACAAGCAGGACTCAGTCTACTGTTCACGAACACATTTTTAAATCGGGTAAATGGCCTGAATGGATATCTAAGTGGATTCACCCCGCTGCAAAGACAAAGGCTTGGGACATGATATTTGAAGAGCCTATACAAGATGTAATATCTTTCCCGCTGTTTACTGAGGAATTTTGTGAGTTGCTTATAGATGAAGCAGAGCAGAAGGCTTTATGGCAAACTAAAAGACATGAATTTTATCCAACAGTAGATACATTAATTTCTTCATTTGGATACGATGAAATATACAAGCGTGTTCTGAAAGAGTTTGTTTTTCCTGCCGCGATAAGCAGATGGCATCTTCATGGTAAAGCCTGGGCGGAAATGGATAGTGAGAACTTTATGATTAAGTATACTACAGACACACAGGGTCACTTAGACTTGCATCATGACAATGCTATTATTAGTTCGGTGCTAACTTTAAACAAAGACTATACAGGGGGCGGTACATATTTTTATAATCAAAAACAAACACACATAGGGGATGTGGGGCATATTGCTATTCATCCTGGGCAGGTTACCCACAGACATGGAGGAAGACCAGTACACAGCGGTAAGAGGTATATACTTGTGTCGTTCTGTAATAAGAAATAGTATGAGGCATTATATAGACCTAACAACAGAGCAACTAAGGTTACTTTATATATTAATACCATCGCACCACATGGAAAGCGAAAAGGTTATGGAGATAGTAAAGAAACTTGAGACACACCTCGCTGTACCAGGGGTCAAACGATAATGCTTATATTTGCTTTATGGCAGAAAGTAAGTACAGCAACATACTAAAACGATATAGACTCAAGGGTTTTAATCAACCTAAGCGGACTCCAGATCATCCTAAAAAGTCACATATTGTAGCGGCTAAAGAAGGAGACAAGGTTAAGATTATTCGTTTTGGAGAGCAAGGAGCATCAACAGCGGGTAAGCCAAAGGCAGGTGAATCTGATAAGATGAAAAAGAAACGTGCGTCATTTAAAGCACGTCACGCCAAGAACATTAAGAAGGGTAAATTCTCTGCTGCTTATTGGGCTAATAAAGTAAAGTGGTAATGGCTAAGAAGTACAAATCAAAAGTAAATCAATCAGGAAACTACACTAAGCCAGGAATGCGTAAGCGTTTGTTTAAAAGAATTATGGCTGGCACGAAGGGTGGAAGAGCAGGACAGTGGTCTGCCCGTAAAGCACAGATGTTAGCGAAAGCCTATAAAGCCGCAGGGGGCGGATACAAATAATGCCAGGTTTAAGAAAAGCACAAGAGTCTCTAAGAAAATGGACTAAACAAAAGTGGCGTACTAAATCAGGTAAGGCCTCATCTAAGACAGGAGAGCGATACCTGCCTACAGCAGCAATTGCTGCGTTGTCAGATGAAGAGTACAATGCGACTACAAGAGCGAAAAGAAAGGGCACAAAAGAAGGAAAGCAATATGTTCCTCAACCCAAATCCGTTAAAAAGAAGACTAAGGTTTACCGAGCATAGACACACAACGATCTATAATCTTAGCGTATAACTCAGACTTTTCTTTTGTTCTCATCATGTTGGTTGCAGCATAGTCAGCAATATTAGTTAACACACATTTACTTTCAACGCTGATGTTTGTTTCGTAATTTGTCTTCATGATATAAATTTCAGTTACTTAAACTTACATAACATTACTTAAATTTGCAATACAAATCTTATTGACATGGATGATCGACTAATGAAAATGTACAAAAGTGGGGGACTACTAAAGGCTCTACTTAAAGACCCAAGCCAAAGAGAGATGGCCCGCAAGATGCTTGACTCTAACAGCGACTCAGTTGTTGATGGTAACGCTGGAAGAGGTGGTACTAAGAAGTATAAAGCAGGTGGTAAAGCAGAGAAAGCAACAATGACAATGCTTGGTGCTAAAGCAGGATTTAATCCCGGAGCAAAGGATACCTACTAAACAGCGCTTACACTATATATAAAAAGGGGACTCTTAACAGGGTCCCCTTTTCTTTTGGCTACTCCTAACCATAGTAAGTGCCAGTGCACTCACTTCCACAAACATACAGTTTATGTATTAAATTTGTGGTATAAATAAATTAAATCAAATGGAAAAAGTAGAAAGCCAAATGGAGCAGGCTATCCAGGATGCAGGATTCACTATTACTGATACCTTCCCCGGAGAGTCAAATGCTACAGAGCAGGCACCTGTGCAGGACAATGTGCAAGCGCCTACACCAGAGGTAAGTGCAGAACCTGCGCCTACAAATGAAAGTGAGCCGAATACAGTAGTTGAATCGGCTCAACCAGAAGTACAACCAGACGTACAACAAGACGTACAACAAGATGTACAACAGGTTGTAGAACAAGAAACGGCTCCAGTACAAGAGGAGCAAAGTTCTTTAAATAACGAGAGTGAAGGTTTTGAAAGTTTCTTTCAAGCGTTAACAGGCGAAATGCAGTCGACGCAAGAAGAACCAACAGAGCCTCAATCTATATCTGAGTCAAGTCTCGACCCACGGATTGCAGTCATTGCTGATTTTGTGGAGAAGACAGGTCGCTCACCTGAAGACTGGTTCCGTTACCAGGCATTAGATCCGTCCGAAATGGATGATCGTACTGTTATGCGGGTCCATATGGCAAGTGAGTATCCATCTCTTGGTAATGATGAAATTGATTTATTGATCTCATCTAAATACAAGACTGATGAAAATGTTTTCTCTGAAGAAGAAGTTAGACTTTCAAACCTTCAGTTGAAAATTGACGCAGAGAAGGCCAGACAGAATGTAGGATCGTTACGTGAAGCGTATACCCTACCTGCTGAAGGGTCTTCAAATGTTGTTGAAACTGAAAGCCCATTTGATGTGGAATGGTCTCGGTCGAATGCACAATCATTAACAGAGTTAGGCGAAATTGCCTTTGAACTCCCCGGTGGTCGTGAATTCAATTATGGCGTGAGTACTGATTACCGCAATGAGTTGGCCAAGGATAACGGCAACATGACTGAGTTCTTTGATAAGTACGTGGATAACACGGGCAACTGGGACCATGATCTTTGGAATATGCATCGTACGGTTACTGATAACCTACCGAATATTCTACAGAGCATTTACCAGCAAGGTATGAGTGACGGACAACGCAATGTCGTTGAGAAGGCAGCGAATATTGATGCCAGTAATCCTACTGCTAATCCAGAGCAAAGTCAAAGAGATTCGGTTGCCCAACAGGTACTTGATGCTTTGGGACGGCAACAAACATTTTTGAAATAACGCTATAAAAACAAAATAACATGGCAACATCTTCAGCACCTCCGGTGTTTAATGACAGCAAGTCAGCGGTATTCCGCCGTCTTGACCCAGCGAAATATACTTCATTGGGTGATTTTATTGACGAAATCAACGCTCCTGACAATCGTGATCAGTTGGTTAAAACTTATGGTTACCAGCAGATCTCAGGTGGTTTAACGGGGTTCCTAAACCTTACAGGCGCCGTCCGCGCAAGCGGTACCGCAGATGAGGTTCAATACTGGGAAGAAACTCGTCTACATTCTTACGCAACTGTAAACCCAACGGCAACAGCGGCTTCTACTGCTACTTCATTAGTAGTGAAGAAAGGAACTGCTGATGCAAGTGTATTGCGCTTGAATGATGTAATCTTATGGGGCGGTGAGCACCGTATGATGGTTACTGCTATCTCTCCTGCTGGTGAGGTTGCAAACACAGCAACTGCGGACTACACTCTTGAGTCTTTAAGTGGTAACATCGGCGCTACTGCTGCTACTACTGCTGTTAACCTACCTGTGATTGGTAACTTGTTTGCACAAGGATCTGATCAAAACACTGGTTACTTGGAGTCAAACGTAATCAAGCGTACAAACGCTTACAACATCATCAAAGAGGTGTTCAAGGTTACAGGTTCTCAAGCAACCAACATTGGTTGGGTTAATGTAGGTAACGGCGATTACCGTTGGTACGTAAAAGGAGAAATGGACACTCGTGCTCGTTTCCTCGACAAGCGTGAAATGATGTTATTGTTAGGTGAGTCAATCACTAACACATTAACAACTACAAACATCGGTGGTACACCAACAGCGGGAGAAGGTTACTTCGCTGCTATTGAAAATCGCGGTATTGTACAGAGTGGTCAGATCGATGACTTCACTGAAATGGACATATTGATCTCAGAACTTGACAAGCAAGGTGCAGCACCAGAGTACGCTATGTACGTGAATACTGCTCAGGCTTTGGCAATTGATGACATGGTTGCTTCATTGAACGGCGCTGCTGGTTTCGCTGATGTAACTTCTGGCATCGGTGCATTCGGTGGACGTGGTTCAGAACTTGGCTTCGATTCATTCAAGCGTGGTGGATACACATTCCACAAGCACTCTTGGAAGTTATTGAACGACCCAACATTGTTGGCTGGTTCTGATTACTTAGGAGCAATGATTCCGTTAACTACTGTAGTAGATCCTAAGACCGGTGATCGTGCCGCTGCTTTGGAATTGAACTACAAGGACACTAACGGATACTCTCGTGAAATGGAGCACTGGATGACAGGTTCTATCTTAGGTGTGAATAACACTAACACAGATAGCCTACAGTTCAACTACCGTTCTGAGTGTGCATTGGTTACTCGTGCAGCAAACCAACACATCCTTATCAAGAAATAAGGATAACAATTTCTGGAGAGGGGCTTTGCCCCTCTCTTTTTTAATTTTTTAATTCTATTCAAATGTCAACTACAACAAAGGCTGCTCCCAAGGCGGCAGCAAAAAAAACACCTGCGCCTAAAAAAGGCTACAGCGTAATCAAAAAAGATGCGGCTCCAGAAACCACTAAGGTTTTTGAAATTCCAAAAGGAGGCGGCATCGTCACAAAAATAAAATCAGAGGTAAGTGTATACGATCCAGAAACAAATCAGGTTCGTAGTATACGTTATTGTCCTGGAGAACCAAGTGTATTCCGTGACGAACAGAACGAAAAGTCACGTAGAGAGCATGTTATATTTAGAGATGGACTCTTAGCCGTTCCGTATAACAAGCCGAATCTTGCTAAGTTTATGGAACTACATACCAGCAATATAGCAAACGGTGGTAAGTTGTTTAAGATTGTAGACAACAGTAGAGATTCTGAAGAAGTGGTTAACAGCGAGTTCTTGACTCATGATGCTGTTTCTCTTGTTCGTACAAAAGGTTCTGATGAAATATTAGCAGTTGCTTTATCTTTAGGAATCAACATTGAACAACAAATGATTGATATCCGTAGAGAGATGTTACGCGAAGCAAAAAGCAGCCCTGCTACTTTTATTGCTATGTTTGATGATCCTCGTGTTAAGACTCGATCAGCAGTTATTCAATCAAATGATTTCCAAATCATATCGTGTAAGCCTGACGGAGTGTATTGGTTTGACAGTGGCAGATTAATTATATCTGTTCCTGCTGGTCAAGATCCAAAAGACATGATGGTCCGTTTTTGTCTTACCGAAAAAGGAGCGTCTGTATACGAAGAACTAATATCTCGATTAGAAAAACTTTCGTAGATTTACAGTACATTATTCGTATATGTGTTCTGTTAAACACATGTAAGCAGTAGAGGGGGTCCCGTAAGACCCCCTCTTTTTATTTCGTATATTTGCTGTAAAGCCAAAAACTATTATGGCAAGTGTAGAAAGAGTTTACAAAGCAGTTAGAGACATAGCCAACAAAGACCAAAGAGGTTTTGTTACGCCCGCAATCTTCAATGAGTTTGCAGGTATGGCACAGATGAATGTATTCAATAGTTTGTTTGAAGAAATGACTATGGCTAATAGATTACGTCGTAGTGCATTGGACGGTTCGCGTCAGTTTGCGCGTGCTAAACAAATAGAAGAAGATCTGTCTACATTCTCCAAGAAGTCAGAGTTGACTTTAACCTCTGGAGTAGTGGACAAGCCTTCTGATTTTGCCCGTGCAATTTCAATATCAACTATTGGTAAAATGATATTGGGTGTTCGGCAACAATCTCTTGTGCAGATGTGCTACAATGAAGATCATATTGATAGAATACTAAACAGCGATTTATCAGCACCTTCAGACGATGCCCCTGTTGCGTTGATTGCAAACCAGATAGAGATATTCCCCAACGTAAACACAAGCATTAATAAAATCAACCTACGGTACTTCAAGTTACCTCAAGGCATTGTTCCAACGACAGGAGCAAAAACAACAGCGTCTCCTAAGTTTGGTTATTCTTCCTCTGTAGCAGGTGTTGAATTATATCTTGCGGCAAACAGTGTAGACTTTGAATTACCTGAGCAATACTTTGGTGAGTTAGTCAACGAGGTTGCTTTACTTATAGGTGTTAATCTTCGGGATGCGAATGTATACAATTACTCTAATTCAGAGATAACGAAACAAGAGAATAGATAATGAGTCAGTCATACGTAACAGTAGATAAAGTAGTTAACGACTACACAATGAGTATAGATGCAGATGACTATGGGTCTAATGCGTCTGATTATATGTTGCGTCAATATGCCCTGAGAGGTATTCGTGAATTTGGATTTGATATAGCACATACTATTAAAACAGTGTTGCTTGATGTCAATCAATCACTGGGTACCGTTGACATGCCGTCTGATTATGTTGACATGGTCAAGATGGGCCAGTTAGGTAATGATGGACTCGTGTATGTCTTTGCTGAAAACCCGAACATGAATCTCTTACCTGATCAACCAGCAGATGCAATACCAGATTACTTACTGGGATTTGATTCTTATGTGTTTAGAAACTTTGTTTATGAATCTACAATGGGTCGTCTATACGGTCTTGGTGGTGGACAGGGTGCAGGAGAGTATAGAGTCAACTGGGAAGAATGTAGGTTTGAGATATCATTGCTTTCAGATACTACCCAGGTAGTGCTTGAGTATATTTCAGATGCTGCTAAATCAAGTAACCCTTGCGTTCCTGTATACGCAGAAGAAGCATTACGTGCTTATATATATTACAAAACAGTACATCGTAAATCAAGTGTACCTGTAAGTGAGAAACAGCGTGCTCGTGCAGAATACTATAACGAACGTCGATTAGCAAATGCTCGATTGAAATCGTGGAATAAATTTGATGCACTAAGCACAAGTAGAAGAAATTTCAAACTAAGTCCTAAAGCATAATCAATGCCGTCTATTGATAAAATCATACCACGCTATCTGAACAGTGACGATGATGAGCGTTTGATCAAGCGTACCGAGATGGTTGACGCTCAAAACGTACGTGTATCTGTAGACTCAGAGATAGATGCTCAAGTATTAAAGAATGCCTGGGGTAATATTAGCCGGGCAGACACAATAGAAAACGGGAGCATACCTGCTGGTACTAATGTTGTTATAGGTGCTATTGCTGATGAGCAGTCAGCGCAGATATATTATTTCTGTTACAACAGTGCTACCAATCACACCATATTTAGATATGATCAAAACGCCAAGAAAACATTTATTGTTTATCAAGGCAGTGTGTTGCAGTTTACAGAAGAAGGTCATGTTGATGCTGACATAGTTCGACTATCAAATCACAACATACTTTTATACTTTAATGATAGCCTTAGTCAACCAAAAAAGATTAACGCTACCCTCGCTGAACAAAGTATATCTGGTGCAGGCGGTTACCCTGCTAATTTCATGACAGGTAGTAATGAAGAGAGACTTGCATACATCACAGCGGCGAAGGCACCTCCTTTAATTCCACCTGTTGTAACCTTTCAAAACAATAGCGACTATCCTCAGAATGATATATTCGAAAAGAACTTTCAGTTTGCTTATCAATATGAATATTTTGATGGTGAGCAGAGTGCATTAAGTCCGTACTCTTTACTGGGGATATCTAAGTCTCAATTGAAAGATGGGTTTATAAATGCTGGAGCAAGAAACTTTTATAATGAGGCTAAGATCCAGGTGACATACAGCGCAGCAGATGTAAAAGACATAAACATCTACGGGCGTATTGGTGATAAGGATGCTCCATTTTTTTTGATTGACACTATACCTAATGTCAACGGAACTGGAATACAGAATATATTTTTCAGAAATGACTCTAACTATGTAGGTCTTTCTACTCAGGTTCAAGATAAGAGATACGATAATGTACCTCAGAAAGCAGATAGTCAAGCACTGTCTCAAGGGCGTCTTTTTTATGGTGGTTATACAGAAGGGTACGACAACCTTCCTTTTATGGATGTAGATGCGTTACCTAACTATAACGAGAAGCCAAATACTTATACAGTAACTGTTTCAAAAAATACTACTCTAACTAATTACTTAGGTGAGTTTATAGATATAGACTTTAGCAGTATACCAATAGCAGGAGTTACCGCAGACTCAAAAGTATTGCTGTCATTCAATTGGAATGACGGTGCTATGACCATACGTAATTCTCTCAAAAGCGACAGAGACTTTAACTTTGTAGAGTCACTTGGTGATTTTAAATTATATAATGATGCAGCCGGTACAGATTTAGTAGGTCTTTCAGGTGGTACAGATGCTGAGAAACTTGCAGGAATGGCTGGCCTTAGAACTATTGCTAATGGTACTGATTATCAGACTGGCATAAACCTTGATTCAGGCACGCTAAACTCTCCTCCTCAAATAAGATTTATTGCTCAAAAAGGAACTTCAGATACAAGAGAAGAAAGTGTTGGTATTAAAAAGATCAACAGCGGTATTAAGGTTATTAGCAGTGGTTTTCAGGTAAGAAAGATTATAGATATACCGGCTGACAAAACTCGTGCTGAGATACAGACGATTGTAGCAAATGAAGTTCAGGGGTTATATCCTACTCAGTTGATGCCTCAAGATGGAGAAGCCGGTTTCAGTACGTTTACTACGGGCTTTGGCACAAGAACTACAGTTGAGTCCGCTGCTTTTGCGGGTGCTGGAGAGGTGTGGTTTAGAAGAACTAATCCAAACTTCACGACTGGTGTTGACACATACAAGTTCTCGTTAAGTCTTGTAAACATGAGAATCAATAAATTGGTTTTTGGAACAAAGGAGGCTGAGGTTATAGAACCATTTGGTACATCTTCGTCATTTGATATTATCGAAGCAAACATCGACGGCCAGTTACCAATGCTTAATAGCGGCGGTAGTTTTAATCTTGTGCCAACTACTAATGGACTTTATCTTTCAAACACTGGTGCAAGTGTTACTGGTAAAGGTGCGATGATCGAACGTAACGGAGGATACATTACAGCGGGAGGTAGTTTTGCTATTGCTAATAGTGACATGGATGGTAACAGGTGTTTTAAATCTGGTTCAAGTCATGAACTTGGTTTGTTATACTATGATCAAAAAGGAAGGCCAGGTGGTGTGCAGCCCTTAGATGATGAGACTTTTGTTCAGCACACTAATGATCGTGCAAATCAAAACAATTTAGATGGCTACGCAGATATCACAATGCGTATACGCCACAAGGCCCCTGCTTGGGCAGATAGGTTTAGTGTTGTTTATGCTGGTCAAGGATCAATAATAAACAAGGTTCAGTACTCTCTTGGCGGTGCCTATCTTGCTTTAAATGATGCGGCTGAAGGAAGTTTTGGATCAACAATGAGTATGTACCTGTCAATAGGTACGCTACAGGGCCGAAACAATTCTTACGATAATCAATTAGGCGCCGACATAAACTATGGTTTTGCCGAGGGAGATAGAGTTCGTATAGTTTCATATGGCGACAATCTTAAAGAAACAAAAACATGGAGGATATCTAAAAAGATAACTCTCTTAGCGGATGCTACGTTAAACCCTATTTTAGATAGAAGTTCAAAGGCGGCCATTCAAAACACAACTGGCGACTTCCTTGTAATAGAAGACAATAATACTCCTGGTTGGAATACCAGTAGTTTAATGGACAACACATCTAACTGGAACAACAAATGTGTTATAGAGATATACCGAGAGAGCGATGCCTTTACGGAAATGTTCTATTACGAAATAGGTGAAAACAAATCTATAGACAGCGCAGGTGTTCACCAGACAGATCGCGTAAGCACAACCGCAACAATTGAGATAGTTTCCCAAACAGGAGACGATGTAGAGTTCCGTTCACCAATCAGATTTTTCAAGGGGGATAACATTGAAACTTCAAGTGGATCAAATATTACAGTGGGTAATGTTGTAGAAGACACATCGAAGTCCGGATATTCTTTTAGAGTTTATGGTGAGACTACATACACCTGGCCAACTTTAAGCCTACATGTAGTAACTGTTACTAATCCTGATTCTGTATTTAATATAGATCAAGGTGATTCATACTTTAGATTACGCACATTATTCTATGGTAGCGCTCCACGAAAAGGAGACGTATGGAGAAACCTTTCAGCAGCGTATACTCAAAATGCTTTAGTTGATTGGGTTGAAGATCCGCGTGTTAGTGATTTCTTTAAATCGGATTACACTTCATTAGGCAAAAGTTATCCTTATCTTCCTGATGCGACTACTATAAAAAGATATGGCTCTATAACATATTCAGATCCGTTCTCTTTTGAAAACACACAACTTGGACTCTCGTCATTTAACTTGACGATGCATAATTTTGCTGATATGTCTTATGACTACGGTTCAATTAAGTCTATGGTTTCGCATGATCAACTAATGTATATATTACATGAACGCCGTGCTGGTGTTGTACCTGTTCAAAGAAACATATTGACAGCGGAATCTGGTGAGTCGCTTGTAGCGTCAAATATGATACTGGGTCCAGTAAACTATTATGTAGGAGAATACGGCGTAAATAATAATCCTGAATCTGTTGCTCAGTATAGAGGGCAGGTTTATTTCATGGATGCAAGAGCCGGTAAGGTATTACGTATAGGAAAAGAAACAGGGATTAGCGTTATAAGTGAGACTCTGGTTGATGGATTCTTTAAAAGCAAAACATTCTCAACTGCTCTTTCTGCTAAAAACAAAAGATACCACGGTGGTATAGACAGAGAAAACACGGAGTATATTATTAGTTCTCCTGCTCTGTATACCTCGCGTATTACTATCAATGATGCATGTACGGGTCAAACGGCTATAGGAAATTCAAGAACTAATGAAGACGGTGACATAATAAATGTTTCACCAGTCTATGATGATTCACTAACATTCTTTTGGAATACGGATGTAAGAAACTGGGAGTGTAGTCTTGATGACTGGGATGCTTCTGGAAGCGGTCTTATACTAATTGATCAACTTACGTCTAACCCTATCGTAGGGCTTTCAGAGAACTACTCTCCGTCACTTTCTGCGTCTTTGAATACCGCTATACCAGTTGTAATGACATCGTCTCAGTATACAGCGTTTTATCCTGCGACATTTAATCAGTTGACAGGGGTTGTTAGCCCTGATGCGTCATCACCACTCGGTGATCTTATAATTGATGACACTAATGAAACTCTTGAGGCATTTACTATTGCTTATAACCTTTGGGATAAGTTCTGGAGCACCAGATATTCTTACAATACCGATGGAATAATTTCATTGACGGATAGAATGTACACGTTTAATGGTGCTAAAATATACGAGCACTCTCCCGATGCAACAAGAAATACTTTTTATGGAATTGCCGGCGACACAATAGTTGAAGTGGTTTCTAACTTTAATCCATCTATGATTAAGGTCTACGAGGCATTAAGTCTTGAGGGCAACAATTCAGGATGGACTGTTACACTTAATAATAGTGATCAAACCAGTACGATTGATCGATCAATATGGGACGAAAAAGAAAATTTCTATTACGCTCCCGTACATCAAGACTCCTCAAACAATGTCACGTACACTTCTACCGCAAATGTTACTACCGTTAGCGGAACGTCTGAAGTCTTTTCACTTGGAGAAGTAGATACATTACCGAGTCCTCTTGCAGACAAGATACCTTTTAAGAATGCTATAAATAATCAAGTGTTCCCATTAGGAGATTCAACAGCGTTGTATGTTTTAAATATTGCTCAAAACAGATTAGAGCCTTTAAA